AGTCCGTTTAGTGCTGCAATACCACCTGCAAAGGTTGTGATTATCTCGCACAGATGACTATTCTCTGTATGTAATCTTGCTGTTCTGCCACCGCTATTATCTACTATATAAACCCTAATAGCTAACCTGTCAGAAGTTAATAACACTGTTTCGGGCACTGCTAAAGAAGTGAGGTATAAATCTATTGTAGTGCCTCCTGTAATTTGTTCAGCTACAGCAGATGAACTTGCAATGCTTGTGAAAGTTGTACCATCATATTTTAATAGTTCAACATAAAATTTAGCATTGCCACCACTCGAACTAACATTGAAATACATCTCAAAGTTCCACGCACCGCCCGGAATCAATAATCTATTTGGATTAGCTACATCAGTTAAGAACTGTGCAATCAATCCATTTCCAACTAAAGCAAAGTCTGTTCCTGCACCAATGACAGCACTATTTGCCATCTGCTGATATCCTGCAACACTTGCTGCAACACTACCATTTAAATAATAATTAACAGAAGAACCGCCACTTGAACCACTTGGTAAGGTTGCTAATTGACCATCTCCACGAATATATTGAGAAGAAGTACCGACTGCTGTTACCGCTAAAGTACCGCTTGATGTAATTGGTGTATTGGCAACAGAAAAAGCTACAGGCATTGAAAGACCTACAGAAGTAACTGTTCCTACAGACCAACTTCTATTTGCACTTAAATCATAAGTAGTTCCATTGATGGTTAATGTAGTTGCCGTTGTAACATAATTACCTTCTGCTTCATATTGAGGAACATTTAATGTGTTACCTATTAAGGTTGCAGCACCACTTGTTCCTGTTGTAGTTAGAGTTAAAGTACCTTGCTTGTTATTAAAAGTATTCCAATCAGTAGAACTCAAATAACCATCTCCACTTGCACTTGATTGCGTTATGCCAATAGTACCGGATGCAGTTATTGTGCCACCTGTAATTGGTGCTGATGTTGCAATACTTGTAACTGTTCCTACATTTGAATCAACACTATTAATTGTGAATGAAGGATAAGTGCCACTTATTGATGTTGTGCCTGTACCCGTTAAGCTAACTATTTGGTCTGGGGCAGTATTTGTAACCGTTATATTTCCGCTTGATGTAACCGGACCTCCACTTACTGCAATACCTGTACCAGAAATTAAACCTACTGAAGTAACCGTTCCATCGAATTGGTCTTCGCTGTTAATAGTAAAGTTAGGGTAAGTTCCCGATATGCTCGTAGTACCCGTACCCGTTAAAGAAACAACTTGGTCGGGTGCAGTATTAGTAATTAATAAAGTTCCAGATGAAGTAATTGGTCCACCGCTTACACTTATTCCACTAACTCCAGAAGCATTAATACTTGTAACAGTTCCTACTGCATTGTTAATCCAAAGAGTATCATAATTTGTAGAAGAATTTTTAGCAAGTATCTGACCAGAAGTACCGCCTACAGGAACACCTTGACCTGCAGGACCGGGTAAACCTGTCTGTGCTATTAATACAATTTGGTCCGTTACATTTACCTCAATAGGGTTTTCAGTAATATTAATGTCAACCTGCTGTTCTGTAGGTGTTACCTCAACTATATTATCTGTAATGTTTATTTCTATACTCATTGTGCTTGATTGATGTTTTCATAAACGATAAAATCTCCCCATAAGTAAGTCTTTATCGTTCCATCAGCATAAGTAATTTTTAAATCCCATATATAATTGCCTTTGTCTAAAGGTACTATTTTACTGATGCTTACATTATTATTTGAAGCACCAAGAATAGTAATTCCACTTCCATTAGTTGCTGTAAATAATGCAGCAGAAGTAGAGCATCCTTTATATACCGATACCAAAACAGTAGCAGTAGATAAATTAATTGCTACATCATTTAAAGTAAATGCAAAAACTTCTTGCCAAGTATTACCTTTAACAATATCTATGTCAAAACTTGCCGGTTTAAAATCTGAGTTCATATTAGGTTGGTATTATACATCTGTTATTTAATGAAGGTAGCGTTATGTTTAAGTTTATACTAACCCCTGCAAGATAGTCTGGAGAATCTTCTCTAAAATAAGTTAAGGTTATTGTATCTCCTGTAACCCATTCTGTTGTAGGATTCCTAAATTCTGCCACAATATCTTGTGCAATTAAGTTAGTATCTGAAAGAACTTCTAAAGCATCCGTTTCAACCAGATGCCTATCTAATATATAAATGTTGAAAGTGTAGTTTATTTGCTTTTGACTAATAGAAGCATCCCCCATATCAAAGAACATAGCAGGATAGACAACATCGTTATCATCTAACTTGTCGCTGAACTCGCCGAAGTACACAGTCTTTATCTGTGGGTGCGTTTCTCCGTAGTTCTTTATCTGTGTTATGATTTGATTTAAGGTCATTTTTTTTAAGATATGTTTTTAACTTCTTTTGGTTTTTTAAGTTAGCTTGTTTGCTCATTCATTTAGTTTTAGTCCAAACAGCAAGGAGGGTTATTTCCTTGATAAATATCTCTATACAAAGGTTTTTTGTCGAATGGTCCACAGCATCCATCATCCCCTAACCATATACTTGCCCTGTAAGCATCGTTATCTGGCTTTATTGCATCTATACCACTACCAAAGTTTAGGTATTGTGGGTATAAATTCTGATTCTCTTTTAAGTATTTGATTAGTCTTTGCTTGTAGAACTCTGCCCTTGACCTATATCTATTGCTAATATCTATCAAGTCCTGCATAGAAGGCAGTTCAGTATTGTCTGAACTTTTCCTAACAAGACCTTTGTTATAAAACTGATAACTCAAACCCTGTGGTAATTCAGATAGCACATAATTAATAAGTGTATCTGATATATATCCACTAAGTAAAGTTTCTTCATCACAAGTTAGGTTGCCACATTCAAGACCATCTTGCAGTCTTAAATACAAAGCACTACCCAAGGCAGGATGAATAAACATATCCTGTGCCGTTTTAATCTCTGGCTTAATAAGTTTCTCATCTACATTATTGTGCAGACCGCTTAGTTCTTTAATTGAATCTACTGATATAAAAAGTATATTTGCACTCATTTTATTTACGTGTTACAATATTTGATTTCCACAAGTGTCTACAAAAGTTTCTGTGGTTATTAGTTCCCGGTAAAGTGTACCATCCACCACCTCTGGTAAATACATCATAACCAAGCCTTGCACTCATAGCTTCAATCTCTGACCTGCTATAAAGTTTATTTGTAGTTTTAAAGTATTTACAAAACTGCCTTGAAGTACTTAAATCAGAATCATTAAACCCCTGCCTCCACTCATAAGAATATCTTATAAGAAATTCAGTAGTCGAAGGTTTAATTTTTTCTACTATCTCACTAATTGGTGCAGTTAGTTTCCTTTCTATAATTTCACTTTCATCATAGCCTTCGCCAATGGTAGTGATTTTAGAGCTTATAAAGCCTTTCTTTTCTAAGTCTGTTAGTATTCGTTTAACCACTCCCACATCTTCCTTTAATGTGTCTGCAATAACCTCTGGTGTGATTCTTTTATCCTTTGTTATTAGGTCAAGAACATTTGATTGAAGCTGTGTAACATCTGCAAATAATTCTACATCTGCAAAGTGTTCTTTTTGTTTCCAAATATGGAAACTTTCTTTACTATCTCCGAATCCATCAAGGTCTGCAAAATTAAATTGCTCTGATAGTTCTACAGGGTTTACTTCTGGTGCAGATTGATATTTAGTCATATCTATACCTGCTTTTTCAAGTAGCCACTCTTTAGGTGCTATCTGTAAAAGTATTGTTTCACTCAATTCAATTCCTATAGGTTCTGTAGGTATTAGTTTTAAATCTTCTTCATATCCGGCATATCCTGCTAACATATTAAAGTTAGCTTCCAAGAACATTTGCTTACTATTAACGTAAGTATTTTTAAATATCTCGTACCCATCACGCATCTCACTGCGACTTCCAAGACTTCCTGCCTGTGCAATACCAAAAATTGAAGGAGTAGTTATCTGATGTGCAGAAAATATATTAGTCTGGATGATAGTATCTACATTACTAAAATCTTCTTTAGTCAAATCACTTTGCCCCAAATCATCAACGATTGGTTTTCTTGAAGCATCGTTAACAAAAGCTAACATATACTTTATACCATCTGCACCTGTATAAGTATTTTTAAATTTCTTATGTATTACATTCTGCTCATCTGGAGAAGGTTCGCCATTGGGTAGTGTGATTAACTTACTTGCACTAAATCCTGTCTTGGCATTACCTAAAATATGTTTAGATACTTCTATATCTGATTCAACATAATTTAACCCACCGAAATAACCCGGTAAGGTGTAGGTTTCCATATTAGGACGATACTCTTTTAGATACAATATCTGTTTACCTGTTGGGTTTCTTGGTTCAAAAGCAGGGTAAACCTCATATTTTTCTTTAGCATCTTTCCAATCTTTTTTATACCAGAACTGTGTGTTGTCTTTATTCGTTCTGAACTTAGTATAATCACAATGCCACACCTCTGCTATCTTGCCACTTGTAGACCATATAATCTCTAAATAAGCACCTCCGAATATTTCAATATCCAAAGATACCTTTCTTGTAACATCATCTAAATTTTCGCTTCTATTAGGGTTATTAACGAACCCTTCTGCACCCTTCCATCCATTACCTGTAATGTAATGAACTTTAGATTTAATAATAGATTGGTGCTTACCAGACTTGTTGTAAAGTTCTACCAAATAATTTGGGTAGTCGTTCCTGTGTCCGTACTGTATATATCCTTCGCCCCTCTTTTCAATATATTCAGGCTGTTTTGCTTCAGCAAATTGTACTACGAAAAAGTTGTTCATTGTCTTATTTTAAATTTATCAGAAGGACTATATTCTGTATAAATAGTTTCCGGTTCGCTTAATATCATTACACCACTTTCTAACAAATTAAGTCCTGTTACATCTGTGTTCTGTGTACTTGTTTGCTCATATACAGAATAACCCCATTGTCCATTTAGCTTTGTCGAAAAGTAAGAATCTACCTTTATACTAAACTTATTAAACCTTTCTTTATACAATGATAAATCTTTAGCATTGGTCAATATAAATTTAACATCATAGTTAGTAGTCCTATTCGTAAACACAAATAAATAGTTAGGTGCAGATAATAACTGCTTTTCTGTAAGAGTTAAAATAACATTTGCAGTAGTTCCTTTGATTAGTTGTATCACACTTATAAATGTTCTTATTGATGGAATTTAACAAAAATGCCCCACCATAAAGGCAGGGCATCCACATAATTCATTTAACCACTAAGAACCCGGAGTTTGTAAGGCTGCAGCAACAGTAGAATTTACCTCTGGTGCAAGGGCATCTTCTTTACCTGTAAAGGTTAAAGTGTAACCGCTTCTATCGCCTTCAGCAGCACCACTCTGTGATGAACCTGCTGTAATGTCAAGACCTCTTTTAAGACCAAGAAACCAATACTTGCCGTTGTTATCTTTAGCGACAACATCTAAAAGATTCTTCGCTAACAAAAGGATTTCATTCCTTGTATTAGCTTGAAGTTTGTTTAAAATAATTGTTAGTTCTTGTTGATAAAATATAGTTCCATTCTCAACAGAAGCATTAATATTCTCAACAAAACTTGAAGTACCTTTAACTAATTCATATTTGTAAAATCTTTTTCCAGAACCTTTAACAAGTGCAGTAATAACACCACTTGCTTCTGTATAAGATGTTACATCTGCTGATGCAATAAAGTAAACTTCGGTGATACCACCTAAAGAATCTTTACAGTCTAAGACGTAATTTTGAGTTAAAGCACAAGCCATAGTTGTATATTTAAAGGGGGCTTTTTACACCCCCATTATTAATTAAAGTGCGAAGAAAGCAATCTCATCCGGGAAGGCTATGTTTACGCCAATTTTAAATTTGCATACAAACCTTACGATGTCAGCTTCTTTAGCATAGAACAACTCAAACTTTTCTTCTTCGTTAAGCAAGTCAGTTCCCAAGAACATATTGCTCAATCTCAAAGCATAAACTTTGTTAGTTCCGTTAAGACCTTGAACAGCTACTACTTTAATAAGTGTACCCGGAAGTACAAATTCAGAATCAGCTTTTACATCAATAGAGTAATGGAACTGATTTGCATTTTTAAGAGCAATAGTGTAAGTTCTGAAAAGGTCTTGACCACAGAAGATAGTCATATCATCTTCAGCAACAACTGCTGAAGGGATAGCCTTGTAAACTGCATCAAATACTGCGATTACGTTAGCAGCAGTGATTGAAGCTACAGGTCCACCAGAGATATAAGCAGCATCGTTAGCAGCTACAGAAGCAGATGCATCAGCAATCAACTTAATCAATCCGTTGAACTTGTTTAGGTTACCATTTGCAGAACCTGTGTTACCATTCCATAGTGCAATTTCAATTTGAGATGCAATTCTCTTAGCTTTCTTTTCAGAAAATTCTTGCTCAAAAGGAATGCTGTCATACATAGAACCGGTAGGAAGTGCTTTTTGCAAGTACTTCGCTTCAAGGTCAGCAGGACAGATAGCTTCCATAACTGCAATCTTACCTACAGTTACAGTACGCTGTGTGAATGAAGTTGTACCAGATGCGTTAAATCCGCAAGTACCACCTGCTTGAAAAAAAGCATCGGTGTCCATAATATTAATGGTTTCAGAAGATTTAACTCCTACCATTACGTTACCTGCACTCTTAATAAGAGAAGCAGTCTTAGCACCAAGTACAGAAGAAGTAACGAGCAATGCTTCGTTTTGTTCTGTATAGTCAGCCAATGAAGATACATTAAATGCCATTTTATTTAGTTTTTATTGTTTAAAATTGCGTTACGATATTTATTAATCCTATCAAGTTTGATGTCTTTTGAATCTTCAAACTTATAAGACTGTGGCTTTTCAATCGGGTTAGATGAAGGTACTTTACTCATAGCTTCAATCAACTCAACCACTTGTGAAAAACCATCTTTAGTTTTAGCTTCGATTGCTGCAAGTCTATTTTCAAGTGCAACTTTCTCCGCCATCAATGCTTCAAACTTAGCGTTAAATTCAGCTTCCATATCTTCAGGTTTTTTACCTGCTTCAATTTCCACTTCAATAGCATCTTCTTTAGGTTTAAATTCTGTGATGATACCACCAACAGTAACTATTTTGCTACCATCAGCAAGTTCGTGTTCAGCATCTGGTGCAGCAGTACCATCTTCAAGTACAACTTCTCCACCTACTTCAAGGGCAGAAATCATAACCTTAGTTCCATCAATCAAAGAATATTCAGCCATCTCGACTTTGCCTTCTTCGATAACTTCTTCTGGTTTCTTGTCCATTGGCACTTCTTCAAAGAGTGCCTTAATTTTTAGTATCGCTTCTTTTGGATTCATACTTTTGTTTTAAATGTTTATTAATTAATTAGTTTATCACTTAACAGATGAAAGGATATTATAAATACTTTCTAACAACTGTTGGTCTTTATTCTTTTGCTTTGCGTATTCAAACACACCCTCAACACTAAATCCTTTTACTTCTCCGCTTTTAACCTTCTCCCAAGCATCGTCAGAATCTACTTTAAAGCTACCAAACCACGAACCCTCTGGTGCATCTTCAAATCCTTTCATTGGTGCTATGCCCCTTGAACTATCTGAAATAAAAGATTCAAACATAACCATATCTTCTACTTTATAATCTGGATTATGCTCTACGTTTACATTCGCTTGGTAACCTTTCTTAAAAAACTTCTGAACAATTTTGAGAATAGTATCTTTAGAAATAGTAATATAATAATCCCCAAGCTTATCATCACTCCTAAAAATTGGAGTATCAGCCAACATAAGAGGACCAGAAATAATACGCTTTTCTTCAGAGATGATTTCGAATTTAACATTTTCTTTAAACGCATTCCAATTACGCTGTATGGCAGGTCTTTCAACCATTGCCACAAAGCTAACTTCTGCATCATCATTGACATCTTCGTTAATCATTAATTCGTAAATAGGAAGTTCCATACCTTATAAATGTTTTAATTTGTTTATATTATCAATTAAACCTTGCTCTTTGTTGTATAGCTGCTATTCTCTGCTGTGAAGAAGTAACATCTGTTTCAACTACGTAGGCTTTAATAGCTTGATTTCCTAAATCATTAATGCTTTGTTGGCTTATATTAGTTGTCTGCATTTGATTTTGTTGTGGAACTATCGGCACACCACTTGCAGAAATAGCACCACCACTACCAAAGTTAGCTGCTGTTGAACCTCCTTTAAACTTAGATATAGTTGTTGCAGCAATAGTAGCTATACCTGTAGCTGCTCTAATCTTAGCAATAGTATTTCTTGTAGTTGCATATGCAATACCCGCCGGACCTAATGTAGCACCCCAAGCACTATTAGCTGAAATCTCTTTTATTGTGTCTACTACAATTTTAGCTACCGCCATAGCCTTATCTGCTATAAATATTGCGTTAGCTATCTTTTCATTTTGTCCTACCAAAGAACCTAATAGATTTAATCCTGCACTTGCTGCACCAAATTTAGCATCTTGTAAATCTTCTTCTGCTTGTACTACTAATGCATTAAATGCTTTTTGTTCTATTATTTTTTTATTATTAGCTTCAATTTGTACACCAAGTTTTTTTTCTTCTAATCCAAATAATCTTGCAACTTCATCATCATCAGCTTCTTGCTGTGTTTTAGCTGCTGCACTTGCATTCTCCATTGCTTGTATTTGCAAGTTGTATGCATTAGAGTAAGCAGTTTGTCCATCTGTTATTCTTTTCTTTTGAACTTCTTCTTCTCTTTTATCTTCTTCTTCTTTTAATTCTTTATTTTTTTTAGCTGTTTCTCGTCTTAATTCTTTTTGTTTTTGTTGAAAAGCTAATTCTCCTAATAGTAATTCATCCTGTGCGTCTGCATTCTGTTGTACAAGGTCTGTTGCTGCTGCTTTGTCTGTCTTTAATAAATCTTCATAGTTCCTTTGTCTAACTTCAACTTTAGCTTTAATTCCTTTCTGTTCTATTTCAAGTAATTCTTTTTCAGATGCACCTGCTAACTTTGCCCTTGCTATTTTTAATTTAGTATCTGAATCAATAAACTTTTCAGATTGCTTTACAACTTCTTTAGTTGTATTAGCTAATTGAGCATTTAATTCTTTTTGTTTATCTGCTGCTTGTTTAGAAGCTTTACCCATACCCATCAGCTTTTCAACTAAGAACCCAATAGCTACAACTAATAAACCAATACCTGTTGCAGCTATAGCACCTTTAAGAACCTTAAAAGATACAGCAGTTGTATCAACAGCACCACCAAACAATCTGGTAGCTAATGCAGCACCTTTAGTAGCTATCTCATTAGCCTTTAAAAATACTGTGCTTGACTTAACTACTGCACCTAATTGTTTAAAGCTATCTATACTCTCTCCAACACTTTGCAATCCTTGTGATAAAGCCATTGCAGATTGAACCTTCAGTAATTGCTTTTCAAGTTCTTTGCTTTCTCCACCAAATAAACCTATAGCACCCTGTACTGCTGCAAATCCACCTGCAACACCAGACAATGAAGCTGACAATGCTTTAAATTTAGCATCTGGATTAAACGCTTCTGTTAAAGCTTTAGCATCTCCTATTCTATCTTTAAGTTCTCCTGCCCTCTTTGCTGCTTGTATAGCTTCCTTAGATGTAGCACCAAATTTATCAGACAATGCAGTAACCTCATTCTGTGCTTCTCGTAATTGTTTCTTTATTGAACCTAAAGATTCTTCTACGTTACCGCTAACATTTATACTTAAATTTAATTGTTCTGCCATTTTAGAATACTTTAGTTATAACTTTTAATAATTCTACCTTGCTTGTCTTGTAGTCTATAATGCTGTAACCATCAATCTTGTTAAGTCTGAATAGTTGATTGTCAATCATTATTAACTTTGAGAAGTCAAGGTTTTGAATGTCTGCTATGTTTAGCAATGCTTCACACTTTAATAGCTTACTATCTTTATCTGTTATCTCTGCCATATAATCTGAATAGTAGGCATTGAATAGGTTAGTAGTTGGATATGTAGATGCAGAGAAATATAATTCTTTTGGTGCGCCAAAGTTTATGTCATTAGTAGGAGTAAATGGGTCGTCTAAATGTCCTGCATATCCGTATGTTGTTTGACTACCTAAAGATGCACCATTAGTTATTGTCCAAGATGTTCTGCCTGTTATTTTCTTAGCCTGTAAAATCCTAATCACAAAGTCCATCCTATCTTCTTTTGTATTATTATCAGATAGTTTATAGATAGCAGGATATATCTTATCTGTTCCTGTTTTTTGATACAAAGGACTTGATGCGAATATTACTTCAGTACTATCTGTATCTTTAACAAAATCAAATTCAGTGTCGTAAAGCCTATCTGCATAGCCTTCGTTAAACTTCTTTTTATAGTTGTCATTGTAGAAGTCATTATCTGATTTGTACTTGAAAGCATAATACCTTGCATTAATTTCTGACATTGGCTTTATACCAAGAGGTTTACTTCTATCAATCTTGTTAGACCAATCAATAAAGCTACCATCATAGAAATCTACATAAGGTTTAATGATAAGTTTCTTGCTATCCCATTGGTCCTCGTAAACATAGAGGTTAAACATTTTGCAAATTGATAAAAAGAAATCCCTTTGAAAAATTCCTAATGGCAGAGTATCGTTTATAATTAATGTTTCTGCATATCCTATAGGCACTCTGGTAGATGCTTCTGTTGTAAATAACAAAGCACCTGTGCTGATTCTTATTTGAGTAACATTTGTAGAAATACCTATGTATATATCATCTCCATTAGAGATTGTTATATTGCTTAGATTAACATTAACTATAAATGATTGCGGATTGCTCGTTACGTTAAAGCTTTTATTGCTTAGTATTGTTGCATTTTTCCAAAGTGTTACATCTACTGTAACAGGAACGGAAGTAGTTGTATTAAAAGTTCCACCTACTTGCCATTTAATATTAGTTACTATGCTTCCTGCTGCTGTATATTCTAAAGTATCTCCACCTGTTTTTGTAAAGTTACCTGCTAAAATAGTTGTTAATGGAACTCGTGTAATAGAATTATAAGTTCCATTTGTTGGTCTATAATCTCCTATATTATTTGATAGCTTGGTTACTACAGATTGATTGTTAGGTATAACAAGCCTATTCATTAAAGCAGTTGTCAGCAATGGAAAATCCCAAGTATAGCCAGATGCAGTAATAATCTTTTCTAAATACTCTCTGACAAACAAAGCAGGTTTAAACGCTTTGAAGTCAAAGCTAATTTTATCAGTGCTAACCTGTCCTGTATCTACCAAAGGAAAGTAAACATTGCTACCTGCAATAGTATTCCAACTATTAGTAATGTTAGTATATGACCAAGCCTTATCATATGCAGAGAAATCAAGTTCTTCTAATTTCTTATTTGCAAGGGCAGTTATAAAGCCACCAAGTTCACCAAATACAGAACATTGATATTCTATTACCTCGCCTGTTCTAACCATTTCTAATAGCCTTAGAATGCCTTTAAACACCTGTATACCATCCACGAAGATTCTACATTGTGCAGCCTTAGTAGCGTTAAAGTTATAGCCTACGTTAGGTGTTGCATCATTGGTTAAATTAGCATTACCTAAATCAAAAACAAAACCAAAGATTTGATTGTTGTTAGCTGAACCTGCTATATTTAAAGTCTTACTAAATGATGTGTTCTTGCTGCCAAAGTCTTGTATGTCATCAATAGCATAGGTGAACTCTGTAGGTAAGTTATCCATTAAGTCCAAAGGCTGACCTTCAATAAAGATTTCTGTTTTCATTATCTGAATTGAGAGTTAATAGTTCTGCTTATATCAATGTCTATTTCTACGTTCCAAAGTTTATCCGCTGCAACTATCTTAAAGTCATATTGAGAAGTACTTATAGTAACAGGAAAGTAACCGCCATTGCTTTCAATATATACAGATGTTGATGCGATTAATTGCTGCATCCAATCTGAATCCTGCTGACTAACCCAATCACTTACTAAGTGCATTCTGTTCTTGTGGTTTACAGAAAAAGCTACATTCGTTTCATTTATCCTATTGTAACTATCTGCCAATACTTTTACATTACCGAATGATTGCCATTGTGGTTTCTGGAATGTCTGCTTTTCAAAGCTGCTTGACCTCTTATTTACTAAAGCAAATTTCATCGTATCGTAACCACCAAGTCTGTTGAGGAAGTGAATGTTATATGGCTGATGCTTTGGGTAGCATTTATTTCGTATTTTAACTGTACGTGATTTAGTTCCTGCTCTGTCCAAGTAAAAGTTGTAACCATAAGTATTTGCATTTATGACCGCTGATGCAGCCCAAGTATTTATATTCGCTGAACCCAAATTAAATAGATTCATTTCATTTAAAGCTATTGTTCCACTCACAGAACTTTGTACCACTTCGCCTTCGCCTACTATTTGTAAAACACCTGTGTAAGTTCCTGCTGTCTTTTTAAAGAAGGTTATAAACATACTTTCGTTTACATCTGCACCTATTGTTAAATCCCTTTCAGTGAGCCAATTATCTTCATAGTTCGTCAAGGTGTTGGTATCGTAATAGCTTGTAAAAGTAGTTGCACCTGTTTTATAGTAGTCTGTGAACATAGACCTGTAACAATTATATCCTGCAAAGTTTCCACTTGCTTGATTAGTTGTTACTACACCGCTTACTTCTTCGCCAAGTTCTAACTTATAGTCAACGTGCAGTTTATCATTTGATGCTACAAGAATAGAACTGCCAGAAGGCTCAAAGTAATTGGTAATGTATGCCCTAACTATAGGACCGGCATTATAGTACCCATACCCACTTGCATCTGGGAATACTTTTGCCCTCGATACCAAAGTATTGTTTACTTTAATATCTACTACAAATTTGAAGTTAGTTGTACCACTTTGATTTGAGGTTAACGTAAACCATATGTCATCGTGTGCCGGTGCATATGCACTCGGTGAATCATTTATTACTGCTGCCATTTATTGAACGTATTTGAATTGTTACTTCTGCATCTAAGGCTTCTGCTAATCCTGCTTGAAAGTTCTTATCAAAGATTATCTTATTAGCTTTATCGATATAGTATGTTGCCCTTAGACCATTCTTTTTTATGTTAGTAGAGATAGCGTAGGCTAACTTCTTTTTATTCTCTGCATCCCCTACCATCTTTGCTAACTTCTTTCTTTTCCTTTCAAGTCCTGTTGTTGGTTTGCCTACGTTCCTAACTGATAGGTTAGCCTTACGAAGCCATAACAGGATGCTTAAGGCCATCTTCTTGTTAGGGTAAGCCGTTTTATACTTATAAGTTCCAGATGCCTTCTTGGGCTTTGTACCACCTCCTACACCCTGCACACCCTTATTTACAAAATCATAGTATCCTGCCTGTGCGCTGTTCAAAGGATATCCTAACTCTAATGTATATCCTGTAGCCGTTGGGTAAACTCTGGGAACAGAGATGTCTGCCAATGCCCCAGAACTTATAGCCTTAGATTTTTCAAGGTTCTTTTTAGCTTCCTTGTTCCACTCCAGACCATATTGCAAAAGCATAGCTTCAATAACTCCGCCTACCTTTGGGTCTTTGTCGTATTGACTGCTACCTAATGTCTGCAGGAAGTTATTAGCGAATGCTTTAGCTTGTTCTTTGGATATGCTCACACCTATAAATGTGAGATTAAGGCTAAAATAACTGACAAAAAAAACCCTACACCGAAGCATAGGGTAAAAGGACACCTGCCTTTATTTAACCAAACACCGTAACCAACTTCTTAAATGTGTTATAATCTAATGGACTCATAAAAGAATTACCATTAACAAATATCTGTGTATAGTCTATTCCGTTCTGCTCGTATGGCATTATAAAACTAATGTCATATAACCTTATTGTTTTAATATCACAGGTTTCTAAGTCAAAGTCCATATCCAAGCTGTCCATTAACTTAGTTGAATCGTTATGCACAAGTACATCTAAGTCTAAATACCTCATTTCTGATAATCCCTCAAAGCTTTTATATATGCCATCGTGTTTAAATATTCTAAAGTTTTCATATCCCAGACCTCGTTAACCGCTTGATTGTTGAGTTTGGCAATTTCGTATATGGTATAATGCCATCCATAAACTTCAACAAATCTGCTACCTCCTTTACTGCTACCGAATGGGTTACTGTCTTGCTCAACTCCTGTATCATATAGTCCTGCGAAACTTTTATCCAATTCAGATAAACACTTAAAAAAAAAACTGCACTCTGATACACATCTACGAACCTTGCCTCCAACAT